ATCATCTTGTGGTGAAATATAAGGAGCCTGCGTACGTTCTCCACCACCACCTCCTCCACCAGAAGATCCTGATCCACCTTTAGATGGAAGAACAGTAACACCACCACCTCCACTTGTAGGAGGATTGGGCGCTGAAGGGACCGAACCACCACCAGCAAACTTCATTATTTCAGGTTTATTAGTCCCACCACCTTCTTTATTCATAGACATTAAATTCTCAACACCAATATGATTTACTGCACCTTTACTCATTACAAACTCACCAGGAGTTAGCATTGCAGGAACAGTATCACCTTCACCTTTACCAGGAACTTGTCCGCCATTCTTAAAGTGTTGAACTAGACCACCTCCAGCCATTCGCTGAGATTTCTCCAGGTCTGTCATTCGCCTACTTTCTCCATCATCACCACTAAAGAAATCACCAAGAGCACTACCAAATGTTTTAACTTTTGCTTGTTCAGTCAGTGCATCAGTGCCACCACCACCACCTCCAAGACCAGGCATTGCTGGATTAAAATGAGAAAAACCAGATTCTCTTCCAGTATCCGCTCCTTCAAATACACTTCCATCACCTCCTTCAAGACCTTGTGCAATTAAAGCTAATGGATCTCCAGCACCTTGAGCTCCTTGATGTCCTTGAACACCTTGAGCACCTTGAGCACCTTGAGGTCCTGCATTAAGACTGACTAAATTTATTAAATCTGGATCTATTTGACCTTGCTGATCTCCTACCTTTCCACCTTCAGCATATGCTGGAACCAATCCGCCACCAGCCATAGCCACTGGAGGAGCCTGTCCTGGATCATCAGTTAATGGTATTTTAGGTATCTGAGGAGGTCCAGGTAACTCAGGCATCTTCAGTTCTGGTATCTGAAAATCAACCATTGGCAATGCTTCTAATGCCTTATTAATTCCTTTTATTAAAAGATTAGGTCCAAAAGTAAGTGCAGTAAATACTCCCTTAAGAATGGTAGTCCCCAAAAAATGGAAAGCTTCCATTACAGCATTTAAAGCCCAAGTTATCCCATTAATAGCCCTAAACAAAGGATCTAACAACCTCTTAGGTTTCTCAATTATCTTCACTATCCTCATTACAATACCACCAAGGAGAACATTCACAAAGAATTTTAAGATAGTCCCTAAGAAACTTTCTACAGGTTTAATAGCTTTATCTAAAGCACCCCCCATTAAACCCTTCTTCTTACCTTCTAACTTATCCTCCCTACTATCCATCTTTGCATCAGCAACATCCCCCTTCAAATCATCTGCTTTATCTTTATCAGCCTCTATCTCATCAGAAAGATTTCCTAAAATTCCATCAAGACTTTTCTCTATTCTAGTTAAACTAGGGTCTAAAAAATTTCGAATAAAATCTAATACTTCTCCTAATTTATCCTTATTCCCATCTTCCTCTAATTTATCCTTATCTCCATCTTTATCCCCATCTTTATCCATATCATCATCTTCAACTTTCTTACTTATATCCTCCGCAGTACCTGTAAGCAACTTCTGTCCTGGTACAGCTGCTGATGGTTTTTCCCCTTCGCTACCACCTCCTTTCTTAGCAAGAACTTTATTAACAAACTTCTCAAAATTTATCTTATCTCCTCTCTTTTTAAAACCTTCTTTTCTTTCTGCTCCAGTTACAACTGAACCCCCAATAGTACCTTCTTGTTGAAGTTCATCAACGTACTTTTCATAATCATCTGCCCCTAGAAGACTCTTACCATTAATTCCATTACCTATTTTTGATTCTTGCTCCTGCTCTGCAACTGAAGATCCTACGGCACTCTGAGTACTAGTATCCCCTGTTCCTCCTTGGTTTTCTAATGTAGCAACTTTCTTTTCAAGACCTAAAACCCGCGTTAAAGTTTTCCTCTGCATCGCAAAGGATTTACTTAATGTCTTATGCAACTTAGGCAAATCTTTCTCAATATCTCCAACTTTACCCGATAGTTGATAATGAGGATCATGCTTTGCCCTCAGAGCATCTACTATACTAGGTTTCTTACTAGGCATTCTGTCTTTGTTTTTGTTTGAGCTCTTCTTCCTCTAAATGTGCCTTTAGAAGAGAAACATAAACATCACGCTCCCAAGGTATTAGATTTTCGATCTCAGTTAATGAGTATTTATGGTACTGCATCAAAGCAAAATTTAACTTATAATAATTCTCCAGGTCCATATGGACCATCCCTACGCGAAAAAAGACGACAGTCCCTCCAATACTACAGTACTCTTCTCTTTAGTCTTAGGATTAGTCACTTTAATCTCATGTGACAACTTGGGCATAGTATCAAAAAACTTTTCAATCTCTTTAAATTGAGCTGAGTTCATTTGCTCTAGAAAATCCTTTATTTCTTTCTTTGTACAATCAGATGCGGACCATACTTCTTCTTCATTATAGATTTTATCTATACATCCAGCAATAAGATCAAACGATTGATCCATACTACTCTCATCATTAAAATCAAAATTACTTTTAATGAATTCATCCAAAGAAGGATACTTCATTTCCATCATTAAGTTATCATCTATTCTAATCTTTGTAGTGTGGTCCTCATTCTCTTTGATGTTAATCTCATCAATAGCGATAGTTACAGGAATAGGAGTAACTCCATCATCAGGAGCAATAACACTAAGTTCAACTTCTTCCCCAACAGACTTACCCCTGATGTTAAGGAACAAATATTCAATATCAAAAGTAGGAAGTTTCTCTACTTTAATTCCTTTAGTTAAAACACAATTCTTTATTACTGTCTTAATAGCAGTAGTAATTTGTTTGGTATCCTCACTCTCCAATGCAAGAACTAAAAGTTTTTCTTCTTTAACTAAAAATGGTCTATAACTAATCTTCTTTTTGGTAGAAGGTAACTCCAATTCATAAGCTGGAGTAGCAATGGTGGGTAAAGGCATAATATGCGGTTACAATTCAGTATATTATATATAGGGGACTTTTAAAAGAATCTAGTACCTCCCCTAACAGTATTTCTCTCCCTCACATAACGCATATAGGAGAAAGAAACAGTACATCTTAAAGCATCACTAGCACCATAAGATACTGGCATCGATGTTATACTCTCAGGAAAAGCTCCTACAAAAGTATAATCCAACTGAAGAGGTCTTGGATCTCTAAAACTTGTTTTATTATTTCCAACATCTTTTTCAAATTTAGTTAGAAAGATTTCTGTTCTATAATTTCTAGGATATTGCATCCTATAATTAGCACTTCTATACTTATACAAATCCCTACTAGCTGTTATACCAACGCCACTTATATAATCTACCCATCCCTCAAAAAATTCAATTACATTATAATCATGATCTACTAAAAAACTTAATTCTATATTCCCATCATACATTCTCCTATAAGCCATCTTCTCAGTGACACCAGCATAATCATTAGTTACGTCATGAGTTGCAAATGCAGAACCAGGAAGAACTGCTGACTCGCACAACAATTCAAAATTTTCTCCCTCTTGTTCATAGAAGAAACCTCTTGCCTTCAAAAAAGAATTTACATTAGAAGGTGGTTGAAGTTTAACCTGATAGACAGAACTCTGAGATAAATTTAATATTCTACTCTTTAAGTCTGAAGTTCTATACGGCCTGGGAACTATGTTCGCCATCTATAAATAATTTTAATTACCATTACTATGTATGTGAGAAATGGCTGATGGCTGGTACTTATAAAAGTATTTTTAAACCCAGAAACCCCAAAAAATATATTGGGGATGCCTCTAATATCATTTGTAGAAGTAATTGGGAAAGAGAGTTCTGTAACTACTGTGATTCTAATAAAAATATAATCACTTGGGCATCTGAAGAATTTTCTATTCCATACATCTCACCTATTGATAATAAAAAGCATAGGTATTATCCAGACTTCTTAATTCAAGTTAAGGAGGCAAATGGAAAACTTAAAAAATACGTAATTGAAATCAAACCTAAAAAACAAACTCTTGAGCCCAAGAAAAAATCTAGGGTAACTAAATCATATATCTATGAGATGAAATCCTATGCAATAAATCAAGCAAAATGGATGTATGCTCGTGAATTCTGCAAAGATAATAGTTTAGAATTTAAAATCATCACAGAAGAACAACTTTATGGAAGAGGAACTGGAAAGGTATCACGAAGATCAAACAAATAGACTAGAACATGTAGCGAGTAAAATTAATGAAATGTTAGAACCTGATGATATGATGCTGGCTATCACAGAAATTCTAGATGATATTGAATTGACACCAGATGTGGGGAAATATTATACCTTTATATACGCGCCTAAAACACCTCGTATTAGATATGATCAGTTCCCTTTGATAGCTTGTGTTGGTTTATTCAGATGGGGATTCAGAGGAATGAACTATCATTGGGGTGGAAAATTTAGAAATTACACTTGGGAAGAGGTGGTAGGACAGTTACATGTTGCTTATCCATTAGAGATGCCAGACCTACGTTCATTTCCATATCAAAATTTCAAGATAAATATATAAAAGTTATTGTGTAAATGGCTATTCCAGGCTGGAAAGAATTAACTGAGACAGAACAAGACTCACTAGGAGTACCTAAAACACCTGGCGAAATCCAAGCGAAAATGAGTCTTAATGCATTTAAGAGAGGAGTAAATGAGAAAGCAATAGTAAATGTCTTTGCTAATAAAATTACAGGTAAAATATCTACCTACCAAGCACCTACAGGAGCATTAACTGGAGCAGGTACAGAAATTTTTAGTCTTGATCCATCTACTAACCAAGAAAAAATTGCCCACACAGCAACATTCGATTCATTTTTCACTGGTCAAAACTCAAGACAACTTTCCAACACATTAAAAACCACAAAGCAAGCAGTATTATCTTTTGCTAAAGAAGATATAAATTTAAATATACCAGGTTCCAAAGAAGTTTATAATAAAATATCTCAATCAAAAGGGTATAAGTCTTTAGCGAACACTATGTTCCAATCAGACCCTGACGAAAATAATGAGGATTTACAATTTGATTTTAATCAAGGACTGAATATTGCACTTCCAAATAAACTAGCACAAAAAAAATCATTTACGACTGGGGGTAGTAAAAAAGTACTAAGATATCCTGCTCAAAGTTTAGAATCATTTGGATATGATTACATCCAGATTAAAGCATATGAATATGTACCATCTGGAAAAGAAACTGCAGGAGGTGTAGATTTTACCGCAAATCAAGGAGGTGGATTTGGTGCTGGAGGAAGGTTCAAAGATTCCTATGAGACTATTCAACTTCCTATGCAACCTTCTGTTGAAACCACTAGTACATCTTGGCAAGCTGATAGTCTAAATGCAGCAAAAGCAGCTATGGCAGGTGCAGCTATGGGTGCTATAGAAAGTATTGGTGATATGGATGTAGCAAAATTAGGTGCTACTGCAGGTCAGAGTATGGACAAAATGAAGGATATGGCCAAAGATCCTGCGATGGCTCCATTCATTAAAGCATATTTTGCTGGTCAAGCAGTTGGTGCTAACGTCTTAGGCAGAACTACAGGAACAGTAATAAATCCTAATATGGAATTACTTTTCAGTGGTCCTAATTTAAGAAATTTTAATTTTAATTTCAACCTTACTCCTAGGGATGAGGAAGAAGCAAATACTTGTCGTGGTATTATCACAGCAATGAAGAGGAACATGACTCCTCAAAGAGCTGGTACTGGAATGTTCTTAGAAACTCCAAGAATATTTGAAATCAAATACATATATGGTGGGGAAGGATCTTTATTCACCAATAAACAACATCCTTTTATGAATAAATTTAAACCATGTGCATGTGTAAACTTCTCAGTAAATTATGTTCCTGATGGTTCCTATATGACTTACAGTGGTGGTTCACTTACTTCATATCAAATTTCTATGTCATTTGGCGAAATTGAACCAATATATGCTGATGAATACAAAGACAACGAACAAAGCATGGGATTCTAAGACATGGCAAAAACTTATTTCAGACACCTTCCAAACTTTGACTATGTTAGTAGGCTTCCCAAAGCTCAAAGCATCTCTGATTACATCCAAGTAAAAAATCTTTTTAAAAGAACAAAGATTAATGAAAACATCTTCCAAGATCTTTCATACTTTACCAAGTATCAGATAGTGGGCGACGAAAGAGCAGATAATATAGCACATAGACTCTATGGAGATGCAAAATTAGATTGGATAGTACTGTTATGTAATAATATCATCAACTTAGAAAATGAATGGCCTTTAGAAGAAACTTCATTCCATAATTTTATCATAGCTAAATATGGATCCGAAGAAAAAATACATAATGTTCACCACTATGAAACTAGAGAAATTCAAACCACTACAGGGAAAACAATTATTCCAAAAGGATTAGAAGTTCCGTCAGAATTTTCAATAACCTTCTTCGATGCTGGTCTAGGGACAGAAAGAATTGCTACAGATATTACTGATGCTATTACTAATCAAGAATATGAAGAGAGAATACAAAATAAAAGAAGAAATATTTTTACAATTAAACCTAATTTTGTAGGATTAATTATAGAAGAGATGGAAGATATTATGCCTTATGAAAAAGGGAGCACTCAATATGTTTCTCCAAGTGTTGTTAAGGGAGAAAACATTAGGATATATCAATAAAAAAGTAATAGGCGTAAAAAAAATGGGGGATTTTTTCGCCCCCATTTTTGGAATTAAAAGTTGATTTTCCCTCAGCTCTCTGCAAGTTTTGCAAAGTAGCTCATTGGATCTTCTTCGTCCTCAGTTACAGGAGCAGAAACATTCTTGCTCTCTTGATAAGAAGTCTCTAACTTTTTAAGGACTTCTTCTTCAGTAACCTTCTTGGTTTCTTGAGCAGCGTACCCATCATACTCAGTTTCTTGAGCAGCCTGAGCCTTTGCTTTAGTACCAAGAACATAACCTAGTCTTCTCTTCAAGTCATCATAAGACTTGAATTGATCAGCAGCAATAAAGGCAGTCAATGAATGCTGCTTCTTCCACACTGCTTCTAGAGCATCATCATCAGTTAATAAAGGACTTGGTGAATCGAACTCTGACTTGTCATAGTTCCAGAAACCATCCTTCTTCTGTAACTTCAACTTGAAGTTAGCACCTTGCCAGAAATCAAAAGGATTGATTGGTGTCTCATCTTCAAATTCTGGTTGCATTACATCCATAACCTTGTCAAAGATCTTCTTACCGAACTTATAAAGGAAAACTCCACCCTCATTTTGAGGATTGGCGGGATCTTTTACAACATAGATGTTTGCATAAAAGGATAACTTACGCTTTTGCTTACGTACTACATCCTTATCTGATTCATTACCACTGTTCCACAGCTCCCTATTCAGGTCGCCTACAGGATCTTTTCCTCCCACAGTAGTCAAGGAGTTCTCAATATACCAGCCACCTGGACCTTGAAATGCATGAGAAAATAATTTAACCCAGGGTAGATCTTCTCCATCAGGAGCAGGAAGAAATCGGATAACTGCATAACCGTTACCACTCTTATCCATCTCTGGTTTCCAGAGACGATCATCGGTGTTACCACCGCCTGTATTATTCATCTTCTCGACTTCTTTTACTAATTTGTTAGTAAGAGAGCCCAAAGAGCTTTGTTTTTTTAGGTCTGAAAAACCCATTTCATATACCTCGTATTAAGTGTATTTGGCTTGTTAGTACTCTGTTATTCTACCAATATGATCAAGACTTGTCAAGAGCCTTTTTCATCTCAGCAATTGCTCTCTTCATTTGAGAGAACATAAGTCCTAAATCAACATCCTTAGTGAGACCAAACATAGATGCACTGTTCATGATATCATCCTTCATTGCTTTCGCTTGAGGATCATCAGACAAACTCAATCTAGCATACAGGATTTGTTGTTTATCCAACAATTCCTCCAGACTATCAATGTGATGAAGTTTATCCTGTCTATCCATCTTGGAGAAAGTAAAGACATGAGAATAAACTTTCTCTTGTAAAGCTTGGATCTCTTCCAATTCACTCTGTACAATTTCAGAATCAAAAAAACTCATCGGGATACTATTTCTTTTAGGATTTTTTTATAACGGAATACATCTATATTTATGAAAGGAGAATACTTTTTTATCTTCATACTAACCATTCTCCATACAGGATCTCCATCAGATATTAACTTATCAAAGTTACTTCTATACCCTAATATTTTATCATAAATCACCAGAGTTTCAAGTGAAACGTCATCACGCAAATAACTTTTCAAAATAATAGGATGACCTTTAGAACAATCAAATACATCATCTACTTTTTGATCGTCAAATAACTTATGAGATTCCTCCTTGAAAGTATATGCAAGTGATTGTATCCTTTTCTTCCAGGAATTATATGTTACCTCACCACTCTTGATAATATTAGCCATGTAAACATTCTGAGGATCTTCTCCAGTAGAAAAACTTGCAATAAAGAAATCCTCAATCTCTTTATTATTATATTGCCTCGACATTCTCTCAAAAAATTGTCTGTCCTTTCTTCTATAAAAAGTTTGAACTGTTAATCTATTAAGTTTATTACCAAATTTTATATAATCATACTTATCCTTCATGAAGTGAGACTTCATGCCTATAAAAGTTTTATAGGTTTCAAACGGGTTCACTTTCAACATCCTCTTCACAATCAAATGCTTTAATAGAATCAATAGGAACTTCTACATTCCCCAAACGATACCAGTGTTGGTTTACTCCTATACTATCAGGACGAATTCCCAAATATTCTAAGTCATCCCAATCCTCCTCTCTCAAGAATGCTTGGAGACGATAGTGCATTAATTCAGATTTAGTAGGCATTAGATAGGAAGTTTAGCGTGGGAGGTTCTCTTAAGTAAATTCAATTCCATTGCTTCACATTTAAGTTTCTCTTTCAATGGTTTAGTAATCAACTTAGGTACTGATTCCACATCTAAATTATTCTTTTCACAAAAATGTACAATAGCATCAACATAACTCATGCCATTATTCTCATGAGCAATACTTTCTATTGCTTCTGTAAATTTCCTAGCACAATAGAATTTATTTTCTATTAACTCATCTAACTTTTTTCCTTCAGGTTTTGCCATATTCTTGTAACTTGAAGTTAACAAACTCTCTAATATATTCGGAGAGTAGCTTAATGTACTTCCCTTTATCATACTCTTCATAAACTACAACCTCTCCATTTTCACAGGACATAATGATTACAAATTTTTTAACTGGTATCTCTTTCATCTCATACAACATACATGCATAAGCAGCACACTGTACAAAATAATGATCTATCCACTTACGTGGTTTAGGTTTCTTTGAAGACTTAAAATCAATAACAGCAAGTTCACCCTCATACTCAGCAATACAATCAACTGTTCCTGCCACTCCTAGTTTAAGACTATAAAGAGGTTTCTCAATTGCGTGTATGTTATCAATGAGATTTAACTGTGGTTTAGATTGTTTAAAAAGAAAATCTGAAAGGGGTTGAACTGGAGGAAGATCTTTATTTAAAAGATAATTCTCAGTCAGAGTATGCATATCAGTACCACGACTAGTAGCAGCCTTGGTAATCTTATCTGCTTCCTCATTACCTATCCTTGCTCTCCATGAACGAAAGATTTCACGATTAATCCAACTAGTAATAGAAGTAATGGATACTAATTTAGTAAACCCTTCAACATCAGGAACATCATAATATCTCACTCCATCAATAGTCTGCCTATCTAAAGGAGTTATTGATAGATCAACATGATTAAACATTACATCTCCATACCGAGTTCAAGTTTAGCAATGATATACTCCTTGACTAAACCACTTCTGCAAATATCATCTGCATTAAACTCTATTATATCAAAGGAAGACATATTACGCAAGATGCGAACAAAATCAACAATACCAGTCCTCTCATTCTGCTTTACCAAATCACTCTGAGTAGCATCCCCACAGAACATAATCTTAGAACTCTCTCCTATTCTTGTTATCATTGAATCAAGTTCATGGAAGTTTAAATTCTGAAACTCATCAACAATTAAAATGGCATTATCGAATGTAGTACCACGAATAAATGAGGTACTCCAAAAATCTATGGTGCCCTGTGCTTGAAGATTACTGTACAACATCTCAAATGCAGCATCATCAGCCATCTCAAACATATATTTCACCATATGTTTGTAAGGTATTTGATAAAGTGCGGACTTGTCTTCATGATCACCAGGAAGAAAACCAATTTCACGGGTAGCAACGAGAGACCTAACAATATAAATCTTTTCGTAGGGAGTGCTTTGATCCAGGACATCTAAAAGAGCTCTATAAAGAGTGATGAAAGTCTTACCAGTACCAGCACATCCATATGCTACTAGATTCTTATCTTCATCATACTTATCAAAAAAAGCCTCTTGATTGGGGGTAAGAGGTTTTATCTTCTTAATAAGGTCAAGATTAATTGGTTTCTTCTTTTTCATTTTTCTAGCGCTCATCCCCGAAGGATTAGTTCCTATACCAGAATTTGCTTTTTTCCTTGCCATATATTAGAAAGGTCTCACTACAGCGCCTGGTTGCTTGGAAGCAGCATGAAGAACATCATTAAATCCAGGATGTTTTTGCATTAATTTATCACTCCAATCTCCAACTTCTCCGACACCGGCTGCACCTTTGGACCAATCTTTGTCCCAATCAGGGTTCTCATCTCTCCATTTACTATAGCTGGACATAGACATGGTAAGTTCTTTCTCCTCACCACTCTCTTTATGTTTGACAGGATAGGTAGGCATACAATTCTTAATATGTAAGATTATTTATTCCCACTCCAACGCTTCTGCAATGGTTGGGAACTGTTCTGCAAAAATACTCTTGCAGTCATTAGCAATGTCCATATGTTCTTTCTGTGTTCCATAACCTGAACGCAAATTAATATAATGAATCCAAGAGCGAATAGAACCAGTCATATAGAGCTTAGTTGGAGTTGCTAAAGGAAGTACAAATCTTGCACACTCCTTTGCTACACCAATATCTATCATCTGATTATACAATGAAAAAGCTGAACTGAAAAGCGTTTCCATCTGCTTGTTCAAACTCTCTACCACTTCAGGATCAAGATTATCAATAGAATTCTGTCTGTTCTTTGTATCCTGTCTTCTAAGTTCAGGTAATTCAATATTTCCCAGCAGGTTACTATTAGCATACCTCTGACTAAATTCCTGATAAGTAAAGCTCCTATGCCTTAATATCTGTGCAGCCAGACCTCTAGTAGTTTGAATCTCAAGAGTCATGAAAGCTTGTTCAAAAACACTCCAATGACCATGTTCAATACAATACTTTAAAAGTCCTGCAATCTTTTCATTACCTTGATTGGCAGGATTAGATACTCTAGCAACATAAGCAATATGCTTTTCAGCATCAGGTGTTACTGATATTAGATCTACTTTCATTTTTCTTTTGCTTCTCCCTTTTCTTAATCATTTTAGCATACTTTATATCTTGTGCAGTGTACCATTCAGGATGCTCTTTTGCTCTCCTCAATAGCGTCTTTGCTGCTTTTTTGTCCTTCATTGTAATTGTAATAAGCGTTGAAGTAATCAACTATTCCGACAGAGATCTTATGCCCCTTACTGGTCCATTCTTCAACGCATTCGTAAATGTCCTTGAGCGAGTATTTAGTCTCAGGTTTAATGTCTCCAAATTTTTTCAAAAGAATACCCAAACATTCACCTCTAAATTTGAGGTGACTATCTGAATACTTATCCATCGTCATCTTCGAAGACTTCGTCATAGTTAGTGGGAGGTGAAGAAAATGCGTAGTCCTTTTTCTTATTAGTATAAGCGTCTACATCAGAATAAACTTCAGATTCTAGTTCAGTAACTATATTCTTCAGATCAAATAATAAAACTTTTAATTTTCCTTTATCCATGGCTTTATTTTTATTTAGAAATTATAGACGTAAAAAAAGGAGAGGTCAAGCCTCTCCTCCCAAAATCAAGTAAGGTTGATATAATCAAGCACAAAAAGTCTTAACTTCTTCATGCTTTATTCCCCTATAAGTCTCCCGAACTCTTGTCTTTTGGCAAGAACCAGTGGTGGGGTGAAGGTTAGAGTATGCATTCCCACGATATGTGAGAGTCTTAGCAATTACTGAACCATCTCTGTGGTCGGTGTTGTAATCAACACCACGATATGTCAATGACATGGGTTTACTCCTAAAGTAGTTGGATTTTAAGGTCCGTTCCTTTAGTCGGCTATTGCGTCAGGTTAAACCTGATGAACGAAATCCGTTCCTAAGTCGGCTTACTTGCGTCCCTTGCGGGATGAACGTATGTGTCAATAATAACACAGTTATACTATATAGTCAAATAAAAATGTATTATGTGATACATTTTTATATTATTTTAATGGTCTGCCATGTTTATCAACTAAACCAAGCTTTTTTATTTGGCCTAGGTTAGATCTCTTAAATTTTTTAATCTTTTTATATTCTTTTATAAGTTTATCTACTTCATCTGTAGGTATATTAACTTTCAATTCTTTATCTTCATCCTTTTTAACAATACCAAACCCGCTCTTCTCCCTATCCTCTTCAGAGTCGACATAATGGTTTATGACATCCTGGATCTCATCTTTTATGATCTCATTTATCTGGTCCCTCAACACATCACTCATGAACGACCACCCCAACTAATATCTGGATATGCTTTAGATACAATCTCTTTATTAATCTTAGGATATTGCAAATGAAGTAGGTGATCCTTGACCAAACATATAATATCTGCTTCCTTAGGATGAAGACCTTCTAACATTTGAATAAACATTGTCTCTCTTCTAATAGATGAAAGACTATCATTCCCACCTTTAATAAAATGATAGAGATTCCTATGCTCTCTACGCATAGAAGTGTGATCTGTTCCTACAGGAACTTCATTCTTTTCATAAGGAACTTGCCCTTCAGGTATTAAAGAGACTACAGTATCATCAAAGTTCCAAATTAAAACAGAAACCAAAGAGTCATCTCTATATTCCCTCAACACATCAACTCTACCTTGCACAGTCCTTTGCTTATTTGCTAATTCTAAAACTTCAAAAATGAAAGGGTTGGGTGGAAGTTTACTACTTGCTCTAGTTGCAGTCTTCTTCACTCTAACCTTCTTTGATTGACCGTGAGCATTAGCTGCGCCACTTCCCATATAATTAGCATCTGAATCTTCAGCAACACCTAATGCCCCTGTAGTAATAGTAGATTTAGCCATAGTAATAGTTATTTTAAAGTCAGTTTAGGATATTTAGAAAGAAAAGTCAAGGTATTATTCATCCTCTACATCTTCTGAAGGATGTTCAAACCTAAAAGCAATAGTTTCATCGGGTATAAGGTTCCCATTCTCATCAAACATTTCTGGATGAACATTTACATTACTGTAATAAGCTCTTTCAAGAGAATGTGTTCTTGCCATCCACCCAATCATTCCTCCTACCAAGAGGGCTAAAAATGACACCACTGTTGTGAGTGTCAAAGTTACTACTAAGGTTTCCATTAGGTTTCTCCTTTCTGAGGTATCTTTTTTTTGAGATCCAAATGGAATTCGAAGTAAAGATGTATTTCCCTATTAAAGAAACCAATCATATGGCCAAACTTCACCTGGAAGGTTCTGGTCAGTGGTAGTCTTCTCCTTTTATTTCTAAGTAATAATTCCACCCCCCTATTCATTTTAAGGGGTTCATCATTGTTATTTTTATTTAGAGGTCTTTTTTCGCCTTCCTGGTCTTTTGTCACGACTGTATCTCCATGCATCTTCAAGAATTTTATAAAGATAATTTCTTATCTTTCTTGCTTTAGGTTTGGGTATGTGCCCATAACCTTCACGTAACTGCTTGTGGTCACTATCACTCCCTCCTTTAATGTATTCATCCAAGTCTAACACAAGATTGTTTAATTCAGAAGCAGTTGAACTTCTAATAAACTCCTCCACTTCATTCTTAAGAACCTTTTTGACTTTCATATATTGATAAAAGTCAATTACAAACTTGCCTTGAAAAGCGAGATCTATGGCCTTCTCCACATCGTAATAAGTTGTATCATCCCTCATCTCTAAACTAGGTGATTTTCTTGGAGGTATTTAACAGTTTCAGTACATCCACCTAGTTTTTTTCCATTCATAACAACTTGAGGAAAGGTAGAACCACTCCCAAACTCGCCATGAAATGCCTTTTTATCAAACTGTTTATCTAGTTTGTAAACTACGTGATTAAGTTGCGCTAACTCTAACACCCTAATGACTTTAGTGCAGTAGGGACAGCCATCTTTAGAGAAGACTGTAAAGTTTTTAGTTTGGTTCATAAGTAAAAGTCTTCTTCTTAATTTGGGTATCAAACTCGCCAGTTCTACCTGGTCTCATCTTACCTGTTTTCACATTCTTACCTTGACCAGGCCAAGGTGCTTTGTTAGTTCCCTTAAGAGTAGCATCTCCCCCTTTTTTTCTTTGAATCAACACAGAATCTTGATTATATTTCTTACCAAGTCTCTCTATTGCTTTCTTAAACTTTCTCTTACTCTTCTTACCAGAACTGACAACATAAGACCTTTCCGACTTAGGTTCCTTACCATGTTCTGTATATCTTCCTTTAACTTTAGTAGGACCTGGCAATCCAGCACCCCTCACATCCTTCTCTAACTGCTTAGAACGTGCCTTATTCTCCTTCTTAGACTTACCACCTCTCTCTGCTGAAACTATTGCCACAGCACCCTTCTTAGCCTTACTGGCCAATCTGGTGAGACTACTCTCATCTAGAAACTCTTTGAATGTCTTCATCCCTTTAGTTCTATTTGAAATATTTATTTATTATCTTTGCTTCTATTGATTAATGTGATAAATTTATCCGCTACCCATGTTCCAGCAATACAAACATCAATATCATCACCATCTTCCCAGATAGGTTCACCATTCTTCTTACGCATATCTAGAGCTTTCTCTAAATCATCAATTATCTTTTGTGTTATTTTCATTTTGCTCTTTCCAATGTTTAATAAGTAACTGGAGTTCCTTTATCCTTTCCTCAGTAAATTTAATTTTTTCTTCAAGATGAGTCATCATCTAGTCCCTTAGAATCAATCCTATTATGTAGATTGGTAAAGCAGCTACCAAACCTCCAAGTAAAATGAATCCCACTTCAGTAATAATATTGTTAAGTATCATAACGATTATTTTCTCCTTGGCACTTGGATTGTCCATGCTGGTGACACTAAATCAACCATCTCAAACTCTGCAGCATTCTTTTTGTGCTGCTCAATATCTCTCCATGCAGGGATAACGCCAGTTTCTATCTGCCCATACTGTGGAAGCATATCTTGATTCTCTGCTATCTCCCATATCATTTGATCAACCTGCTCATACAGTGAATCATATGACATCCTAACACGCAATTCAGATGCCGCTTCATCTATTTCATCTAAAGATAATTCTTCTTCCAAAGCCACTGACCTGACATTAACCAAATCATTCAAATTTATTGTAATAATGTTGTCATTCTGTATGATGTCCATTTCAATCCTCTTTTAATTTTCTTTTAATAATAATACAATCATTCTTATAATCAGCAAAAAATTCTAATTCTTCACCCCATCCCCAACACATCTCCTCATACATTGCATTAAGTCTACGCATGTCTTCATAAACATCTGTTACTTGTTCGCCTTGAATAGGATCATCCATTAAAAATTCCCTGTAAATCTGAAAGTACGCTCTTATAAGCATTTATAAGATCACCACAGTCATTACGAAATAAATCCTTATCCATACTCTGAGTAGTTCCTAGTTTCCAAAGCCTACAACTATCAGGACTTATCTCATCAGCAAGAAGCAATTCTCCATCATCAGTCCATCCAAATTCTAACTTAAAATCAACTAGATCTAAATTAATTCTAGAAAATAATCTAAGAAGTACTTCGTTAACTCTAAGTGCTTGATAGACAAAAGGTTCTGGATCATATTCCATTATCTTCAATCTATCTGGAGTAAGGAGTGGGTCATTTTTCCTATCATCCTTCAAATAAAACTCAACTAAAGGTGGATGAAAAAATCTACCTTGTTTAATTGTAGTTTCTCTAACAATAGATCCTGTAGCTAGATTTCTAACTACAACTTCTAAAGGAACAATCTTTACCCTTTTACACTTCATTATATCAGCAAAAGGCGTCTCAATATAATGAGTTGCAATTCCAGCCTTCTCCAATTCTTTGAATATTATAGAAGATATCTGACAATTAATGGACCCTTTATCTTCTGGGTCATCTTCCTTAGCGCCATTACCTGCAGTAACCTTGTCTTCAAATCTAATCATGACCTCATCAGGGTCATCTCCAGCCAAGATAGTTTTTACTTTTCCTCTGTATAATTCTTTCATAAAAAAGGAGGATTTTACTCCTCCTTATTATATCACATTGTAATTATAGGTCAACCTACAGCAGGAGCGACCAAAGCAACCTCATACTCATTATAGGTATAATAATCCATCACTACAGAACCATTCCACAAAATAGCATCGATCTAAATGCTCTACAACATTATTCATAAAAAAAGGAGGATTTTACTCCTCCTTATTATATCACATTGTAATTATAGGTCAACCTACAGCAGGAGCAAGCAACGCAACCTCATACTCATTAGCAGATGCTAAATCCAGAGGAAAATTGTGAGCATTCCTCTCGTGCATCACTTCCATTCCGAGGTTAGCACGGTTCAAAACATCAGCCCAAGTAGGAACAACCTTACCATTAGCATCTAAGATACTCTG